GGTCAAGGTACAGTACTTTGGGGTGATAAAACAATGTTAACTAAGCCATCTGCATTTGATAGAATTAATGTAAGACGTTTATTCATTGTATTAGAAAAGGCTATTGCCACTGCTTCTAAGTACATGCTCTTTGAATTCAATGATGCGTTTACGCGTTCTCAATTCAGAGGTATGGTTACACCATTTATGAAAGATGTTAAAGGCCGTCGCGGTATGTATGACTTTATGGTTGTATGTGATGAGACTAATAACACAGGGGAAGTTATTGATCGTAATGAGTTTGTTGCAGATATCTACATCAAACCAGCTCGTTCTATTAACTTCATTACACTAAACTTTGTTGCTACTAAGACAGGCGTTGAATTCAGCGAACTGTTTGGTACTTCAGTATAAAGGAGGGTTAAGATATGAGTTTTTCAATTGATGATTTTACGGCTCAACATTTTAGTCGTGATCTTTACCGTCCTAATCTTTTCTTTGTAGAGATTAATCATGGTAGTTACTTTGATGGAGACTTCAAGTTTCTTGTTAAAGCAGCAACTCTTCCATCTTCAACAGTTGAAGCATTGGAAGTACCATTTTTGAATCGTGTAATTAAAATTGCTGGTGATCGTACTTTCGAAGATTGGACTATCACAATTCTTAATGATCAGGATTTCAATTATCGCGAATCTTTTGAGTCATGGTTAGGTGATATTAACAACCACATTGATAATGTTTCTGAAGCTCCAATTGAGTATAAGGGTACTTTAACTGTAACTCCTTATAGTCGTGATGGATCTGAAGCCACGGATTCTTATGAATTCACTGGTGCATTCCCAACTACTGTTGATGCAATAGATGTTGCTTGGGAATCAGGTGCAGCACCCGCTGAATATGGTGTTACATTTGCTTATGATTATTGGACTAATGCTGTTACTGGCTAATATTATATAATTTATGAATCTATTTGAACAATTTGAAAGAATGTTCGGGAGTAAGCTGTCCAAAAGGGCAGCTGCTCCTGATTTTGATAAGAAAAATCAAACATTTGTTGCCCCTGATATGGAGGGGGCAATATCTGTTGATGCTTCATCGTTTGGACAAACGATATTTGATCTTGACGCTAAATGGAAAAGCACTGCTGATCTAATTAGCCAATACAGAAAAATATCAAGAACTCCAGAGGCTGAGGCTGCAATTGATGATATTGTTAATGAAGCTATTGTATTTGATGTAAATCAAGATGCAGTAAATATTGTCCTTGATCGTTTAGATCAACCAGACAATGTTAAAGATATGATTGTTGAAGAGTTTGAGAATATTCTTAAACGATTTGATTTTAATTATTCTGGTGATGAACATTTTAGAAAGTGGTATGTGGATGGTCGCATATTCTTTCATGTAGTAGTTGATGAAGGAAATCTAAAGAAGGGAATTAAAGACCTTCGTTTGATTGATTCTCGACTAATTCAATTCATCAAAGAAGTTGAAAAAGATGTAACTTCAAAAGGCCATGAAGTTATTAAGAATGTAGATGAATATTATCTATATTCAGAAGATATTGATGGTGTAACACGTACTTTAAAAATTGCTCCAGAAGCTATTGTATATGCAGATTCTGGATTATTTGAAGAGGATGGTACAGCTGTTTCATATCTTCACAAGGCCATTAAGCCGATCAACCAATTAAATATGTTGGAAGATGCGGCCACTGTTTATAGAGTTACTAGATCACCTGAACGTAGAGTATTCTATGTTGATGTTGGTAACTTACCTAAGACCAGGGCTGAACAGTATCTTAAGAACATCATGAATAAATATAAAAATAAGATGGTGTATGATTCTGGTTCTGGCACAATTAAAGACCAACATAATACAATGTCTATGTTGGAAGATTTTTGGCTTCCTCGTAGGGAAGGCGGAAAGGGAACAGAGATTGAAACATTACCTGCCGGTGGTGCATTTGATCAGTTAGATGATATTTTATATTTCCGTAAAAAGGTATATAAATCATTACATGTTCCAGCTTCACGATTAGAAGAAGATGCTACTTATAGTTTTGGTAGACAATCTGAAATTACTCGTGATGAGGTTAAGTTTGCAAAATTCGTTGAGAAACTTCGTAAGAAATTCTCAAATGTGTTCTATCAGTCATTACGTACTCAGTTAATTCTGAAAGGTGTAATTAAGAAGAACGAATGGAGAACATTTAGAGAATCAATTGATTTCGATTTTAAAGATGATTCTTTCTTTTCAGAGTTAAAGGAAACTGAGATTCTTAAAGAGAGACTTGAAATCATGGATTCAATGGTTGATTATGTAGGTAAATATTTTTCACATGAATATATTCGATCTAATATTCTTCAACAATCAGAAGAAGATATTAAAGATTTGAATAAACAAATGGATGATGAGAAAAAAGATGATAGATATGCAGGAGAAGAAGATGGATATTAAAGATTTAGTAAAAGTAAGTATTACAAAGAAGGCTGGAGATTTTAAAGAGATCTTTGGTAAATTAATGCAATCAAGAATTCTTGATAAGATTTCAGATATAAAAGCTGATGTTGGTAAAAAAATGTTCGCAAAGGATGTAGCATGAACGAATTCGAAGAAATTATACTTGAGATTTTAGAATCTAAATTCGATATAGATGAAGGATTTAATCCAAAAACTGCAGAGAAGGTTCTTAAAGATTTTCAGAAAGTATGGCAAGGTATTAATAAAGTTTCCAAGATTGAGCAAAGTGAAGCTAAGAAATTAAAAGAAGTGTATCATAAACTAATGGTTAATTGGTTCTCAATGAAAGATAGACGCAGACTTAATATTAAAGACATTGATGGTTCATTAATGGACCATCCAATAGATTAAAGGATTATATATGAACTTAGAAGAAGCAAGTAACGTAGTATTAGAAGGCAAATTAGATGACTTCGATAAAGCATATGATGTATGGCACACGGCCTCAGTTAATTTAACTAAAGCCTTTTCCAAAGCATCTACTAATAAAAATGCTTTAGGAAATTACAAGAAAGCATTACAATCAATTGAAGATGCAATTGATGATGCTGACCTGCCTCTACGATCTTGATCTAATTACCAATGAAGGATTAACATGAAAACATTTAACGAATTTATAACAGAAGCTTCCGGGGATAAGGCAGCATATCAGAAATTTTTTAATTCTATGTTAAAAAAGTTTGGAGTCAAATCTGCTTCTGAACTTGATGATAAGAAAAAGAAAGAGTTCTATGATGCTATTGATGCTGGTTGGGAAGCCGATAACGAATCAATAACTGAAAAATCAAAATATACTATAACAACAAACCCAAAAAAATTATCAGATGATGATTTAATGGATTTTTACGATTGGTTAGAAAATACTAAACCATCGCCATTCTCGAAGATGAACTCATCACCATTTTCTAGATACCAGAATATTCTAAATCAAAGGGAAAAAGCACTTGCTGCTTGTAAAAAGGAAATGAAAAAAAGAGGACTCAAATAATAACATATAAAGAATTAGTAGAAAAACGAGAATAAAAATGCTTAATATTAATGATATTGCTATAGACATCTTAAGTGAAGATGATGTTGAGGAAGTAAAAAAGATTAAAATTAAAGGTCATACATCTGTTGCTGATAAGCGTAAGGCTAAACAGTACCGTATGAAGAATAAGAAAAAGCTTGAACGTGCGGCTAAAAAGAAAAAGAAGAAACAGGCTAAATGTCCTCCTGGCAAAGTATATAGTAATAGACAGAAGAAATGTATTAAGCCTGCCGTTACAGTAGGTCTACAAAAAAGAAATTAATATGAATATTAACAAAATCGCATTAAATGTATTAGAAGAGGAATGTAATAAAAAATGTCCTCATGGCATTGATTGTGATGACGATGATCTTGATGAAAAGAAAATTAAAAAGGTCGTTCGTGGAAATAAAATAGTCAAGAAAGTTGTTTGTAAAGATGGTTTTAAAGCAAAAGGTAAAAAATGCGTTAAAATTAAAGCAGCTGAACGAATCAATAAGAAAAAAGGTTCAAGAAAAATGGTTCGTAGTAAAAAGGGTAAGTCTTTGAATCTAGCAAATAAAAAACGTGCTAAGTCAATGAAAAAAGCAAATAGGTTAA